CGTATCACCCAACTGGACACCAAACTAAAGGACATTGACGGCAGTGTGGGGCAGTTCCAGCGCAATGTGGGGAACTATTCCAGCGCGTTACAGGGCATTGGCAGTGCCTTAACGGGTGGCCTGATCGGTGGCGGATTTGTGGCTTTTGCAGAACTGGCAAAGCGGGGCATTCAGGAATTGTTTGAGCTAAACAAAGATATTGCCGACCTGCAAGCCAATGTAAGGAAAACCACAGGGCTAACCGAGGAGCAAGTAAGGTCGCTCACAGAAAGCCTGAAAGAACTAGATACCCGAACTAGCATTGAAAACCTACTCGAAATATCCACGGTTGCGGGTCGCCTTGGGGTAGAAGGTGAAAAGGGCGTGCTTGAATTTACCAAGGCCATTGATACGCTAACCGTTGCCCTTGGGGATGATTTTAGTGGCGGAGTTGAAGAGGTAACAGATCAGGTAGGCAAGCTTTCCAACGTCCTTTTTGGTGCCACTACAGACGGGGTTGTACTAGCCGAAAACCTACTCAACCTTGGTAATGGGCTTAACGTCCTGGCTGCCTCTGGTGCATCCAGTGCGCAAGGGATAACCGACTTTGCCGGGCGAATTGCGGCACTAGCTAAACCGCTGGGCGTAACAAACGGTGAAATTCTGGGTATCTCTGCCACACTGGAAGAGCTGGGCGTACTTGCTGAACGCGGGGGAACTGCAACAGGGCGGATCTTTCAAGCACTTGCGCAAGATTCAGGAGCGTTTGCGCAGCAATTTGGGATTACTGAACAAGTGCTTAAAGATGCTGGGTTTCAGGCTAAAAGCTTTACGGAGTTAGTAAACACTGACCTTGTAGGTGCTTTGCAATTGGCATCTAACCGAGCAGTTACGCTTAGGAAAAATAATGTTGATCTTTCCACTAGCCTAAAAGCCGTTGGATTGACGGGTGCAGGTGAGCTTGAAGTATTTCTAAAACTAGGCGGCGCAAATGAACGGCTTGCTCAAAATATTGCAACTGCAAACGGCGCATTAGTTAGTCAAGATTCACTTTTAAGTGAAGCCCAAGTAAAAAGTGAAAACCTAGCAGGGGCATACGAACGGTTGGTGAATGACATTCGGGAGTTCTTTGTGTCATCAAGTGTACAAGACTTCTTTTTAACCCTGATTGAAGGCGCACGTGAAGGCGTTGTAAGACTAAAGGAATTTGGCCAAACCGTTTCGCCTTTATTTGAATTGATTGGCGATTTATCCAAGTCGCTAGGCTTTGCAAGCAAAGAATCGAGCGGTTTTAGTGCTTCACTTGTTATTCTTTCTAAGGCGGGTGACGTTGCATTAGTACCATTTAATAGCCTTTTTGCCTTAATCAAAGGCATCAAAGGCACACTAGATGGTTCAATCAAAAGCATAGGCCAATTTTATGACACGCTTACGCAGCCAATTCAGAAGCTTTTTGGCCGTGAAGTCAAGAACGTCAAAACCTTTGTAGACCTAGCCAACAAATCAAAGGGCGAAGTCTTTCAGTTTGGCAAAGCGGATGAGGCAAAAGCGGAAGCAAGTGCGGAAAAGGTAGGCGAAGCATCTGGGCAAGGCTACAATAAAGGCGTAGTTAAAGAGATCAAAAAAAGCAAGGAACAAATTCAGGCTGAAATTGATGCTCAAAACCTAGCCTTAGAAAAAGCTGCTCGCGCTACATTCCGGGCGCAAATATCCGGTATTGGGGAAGAATTGCAATTTGTAGCGCAACAGGTGAACTCTTCCGGTTTTGCGGAAACCATTATTTCGGGGCTTGGTTCGGCTGACCAGATAGCAAGTCAAAGCGCAACCTTAGCAGAAAACATTGTCAAGGAATTTGAAAAGATTCAACCAGAATTAGCGGGTGCATCGGAAAAATTATTCTCCCCATTATCAAAGGAGATTAAAGCAATATCTGAGGATATTACAAATTTTGCGGATAAATTCAAGCTGGAAGAATTATTCAGCGCCGCTTTAGATGTGATAGGTCAATTTCAAGCAGCCCGCGCCGAAAAAGAACAGGAAGCCTTTGCCGCTCAGATAGAGCAGATAGATGCAAATATTGCCGCACTGGAAGAGAAACAACAAGGAGTTGGGCGTATTCGTGCCAAACAAATACAGCTCGAAATAGATGCGGCAAAAAGGCAACGTGAAGCAGCTGAAAAGCAAGCGGAAGAAGCACAAAAGAAAGCAGCCAAACGGGAAAAGGCTTTGGCACTTATTCAGGCTACAGTACAAGTTTCGTTAGCCGTTGTTCGTGCTTTAGCAAGCGCTCCAATACCGTTGAACTTTATCAATGCGGGGATTACTGCGGCTTTAGGTGCTGCTCAAATTGCAACAATAGCAGCCCAGCCCCTTGCGACGGGTGGTATTGTCGGGATAAGCGGAAGACGGGTAACGGACGGGCAGAACATGCCAACGCGCTCGAACGGCGATAACGTCTTGGCAACCGTGAAGCGTGGCGAGGTTGTGCTTAACCAGCGTCAACAATCTGCTTTAGGTGGGGCGCGTACTTTCCGTTCTATTGGCGTTCCCGGTTTTGCGGATGGTGGGGCTATTGGCGCGCCTAACATCGCTGCAACCGTAGCGGGGGGAAATGATCGGGTTATTCAGTTGATCGAAGCCGTTAACGGGCGTATTGATCGCCTACAGGCATATGTGGTTTCTGATGATGTGGCTAGGGATTTGGCCGAACGGGATTCGTTGAGGGTAAACGCAAGTCTATAATGTGTAACTGCGAACAAATACAACAATCTATGGAAGAAATACTAGCCGACCGCATCCCGGAGGAACTACACGCGCAGGTGATCGAACTGGCAAACAAAACGTACCGGGTGCTGACCATCGATGAAGTAACCCTAACCTCCATTTTCAAAATCTGGAATGAACACGTTGACCGCGAAGACCAGGACATGACGTGCAGCGCGTGCCGTATGCGGGTGATTGGGTTGTTTAGGCGCATTGCGATGGTGTACGCAGGGCGGGTTAACTGATCTTTAAATCTGGATTTTCGCAAACATTGCCGATTAAAACAGATTCATAAGCGTTATCTTCATCAAGCACGATGCTTTCATTTTCACCAAACTCAACAAGGTTTCTTTCAAACCTAAACCGCCACCCATCACAAACAACCTTGTATCTTTTGCCATTAATAACCCTTATGTCACCTTCCCAAATCCATATTCCTTTTTTGTCTTGAATCCCCGAAAACTGCAAAAACTCGCAACCAGCATATGAAAACGGGTTTGAAATGTCTAACACAGGGTAAACCCATCTTTTTGTACTACTATTCCAGGTTCTAAAGTTTATTACTCGCATGTTATTCTATTTTAAAGTTACGAAAATGAATGAATTAAACGCAGATTTCATCGCGGCCATCCTCGAAAAGTACCACGCCGCCACACCGGAACCAACCGACGTTAGTTTGCTGGAGTACCTGATTGAACGCGGGGTGATACCGGACAAGGTGATTTCAAAGTACATGATACTTGAACTGTACCCGCACGAGTTGCAGCTATGCCCCACGCGGGAGGTTGCAATCAGCGCCATAGCCGAACGCACGGGCTTTTCATACTCGCACGTTCGGTACACGCTGGAAGACCCGCGACAGTTCAAGGCGACACGGTGCGGGAAGCGGTAGGGGTAAAACGGCACTATTTTCTGCGGCTTTGGTTTATTATTTTTTTAGTTAACTTATCGTCATACTCTTTGCTGTATGGGTCTGATATTTCATACAGCGCAAGGCGACACATAAGCGCGTTTAATTCAGGGTCGTTTAACTCACTTGCTCGCGTTGCAACCTCACCTAAAAGATGCGCAAATATTTGCAAAGGAGTTGCCAGTACAGACATGTGTTTATTGTTGTTTACAATCTCTTTGAGCAATCCGGGCGTATTTACCTTCCATGCTGTTTTTATTGTTTGGTTCATTATCGTTTGATTTTGTACCTCAATATTCAATTTTTAAACCCACACTACAAATACCCAAAACACGGTATTTTTCAAACTCCATCCTGCTAAATAAGCAAAACCCCAACCGCATCCCGCCTAACTTTCCTGCAAATAATTACAAGTGCAGGACATTACCATTTTCGATCAAATCGGGCAGTATTACGGCTACAATAAGAAGTACCTCAAGTATGAACTAGAGGCCGCTAACGGTCAACCCGTGCGGGTGGTCATATCCTCCGACGGTGGCGATGTTACCGAAGGCGTTGCACTGGGTTCTATGCTGGAAATGTACCCCGGCAAAGTTGAAACATTGGGCGTTGGATTGGTTGCTTCCATCGCTACCGTCCCGCTTATGTCGGGCGACGTGGTGAAGATGACCAAAAACAGCTTCCTAATGATCCACAGCCCTTGGGGCGGGGCAGTTGGGACGGCTGACGAAATGCGGAATACAGCTGATACGCTGGAGAAAATGGATAACATGCTGGTCGAGTTCTACGCCGACAGCATCAAAAAGAGAAATAAAGCCGGGGCAGATACCCCTATGCAGGTAAAAACGATGATGGCAGCCGAAACATGGCTAACAGCGCAACAAGCGTACGATCTTGGTTTCATTGACGAGGTAATTCAAGGCGGGCAATATGAAGATCAAATAAACATCATCCCCATGCAGAATCGGCTATCCCAATACCGTCACACGCCTGCCGCATTAATCAACAAAACTGATAACATGAGTTTTTTCAAATCAATCCAAAAAGCATTAGGCGTGGAGGATGCACCAGAAGCTCCACAGGCTTCTATGGACTTAGAAGCAGCACGCGCCGTATTGGAGGCTGCTGGATTTTCCATTACCGAGGCGATTGGTATCGAAGACCAGCCTGATCCAGCATTAGACGTTACCGCTGGCGATGTAACCGACGGCATGGCGCTAATGGCGCAAGAAATTGCCGAACTGAAAGCACAACTTAAAACCAAAGTTGGCGCTCCATCAGGCGGCGGCGAAGGCAGTAGCAAACCAGCGAAAGGACAACCTTCGGCAGCTCAGGCCAAATTCATTTCCAAACTTAGCCCGCTTGTCGAGCTATTAAAGCAAAACTAACATGCCATCTCCAACAGCAAATGTAAACGGGTATGTTCCAAATACTAATTATTCCACGAAAGCAGGTTTAACCCGTACCAACCCGTACGCAGAAACCGAAAACGCGGAATTAGTATATGGCATGTCTACCCTACAAGCGCGGCACAGTATCGCGTTCACCTGGCGGGTAACTTCAGCAGGTGGCGGTATTACTTTCACCCCTTCAACTGGTGCAACTACCGCAACGGATTATCTCCGTTTTGCCATTTATGACAAGGAAGGAGGGGAGGCCAAAACGACTGCCTTCCAATCCAGCGCAGCAACTACCGCGTTGAACGTCAACACCGCAAGCCTACAAACTAAAATGGGTTGGTTTGTGATCTTTGAAACATCGAATAACAGCGGTGCAACTCAGGTAAGCTTCCAGTTTGAAATTGGTGAAGCTAGTATTGTAACAAATTCAAGTGCCGCAGTGGCATATCCATTAACCTAAAAATCAACGAACTATGGCAGTTGATATGCGTAGTATCTCCGTTGATTTACGGGGATCAGAAGCATCAGAGATTTTTTTGGAACCAGTCTACACAGACCCGTCCATCATGACGCAATTCCGCATCATGCCAACGGTGGTTTCTAAGAAGAAAATGATTTTTGTTGAAGACCTGGAGAAGATCGTACGCCGTTATGCGGGTTGTGGTTTTAAGCCAGTTGGCAACTTCAACATCTACGAGCGTTTTGTTTCGGTTGAAAAAGCGGAAGCAAATATCGCTCAGTGCTGGGATGAATTTAAAGATACCGTGCTGGAAGAATTGATGAACCGGGGCGTTCGTTTTCCTGAATTGAACGATACAATTTTGGGCGACATTATCCGCACCCGAATGATTGAAGCGGTACGCCGTGATATTACTCGCCTAATGTATTTTGGCAACGAAGCAAGTTTGTTGCCTGAATACAGCGTTATTGACGGATTGTGGAAGCAGTACGAGGCACTTGTTGCACAACAGCTCATTCCACGTACAGCGATGGGAAACTCAGCATTGGCAGCAGGTGAAGGTATTTCCAACCTGAAAGCTGTATATGACCAAGCCGATGTGCGTTTGAAACGCCTTCCCAACAACCAGAAATATATTAACGTTTCTGGCGATGTTTGGGAAGCTTACCGCAACGACTTGGAGAACAACGGCGGCGGCGATGACGGCCGTATGATGCTGATTGACGGAGCAGAACGCTTGTTTTTCCGGGGTATTGAGGTAAACGGTTTGTGGGACTGGAACATCTACCGCGATGAAACCAAAGGAACAAGCAACAACCACCTGATTGAATACTCTACCCGATTGAACAAGGTTTTCGCTACCGATATTGCAAGTGGAAATCCAGAAGCGCAGTTTAAGATCTGGTTCAACGATGAAGACGAGAAGATGAAGGCAAAAACAATCTTCAAGTTTGGTACAAGTTTCGTTCACCCTAGCTTGATTTCGGTCGGCTATTAAATCAAAATAGCTATGGGACTATTAACAAGCGGTTGGCTAAATAATTGCACGGTCGATACCTGCCCAGGCGGTATAGGTACAACATATTTGGCTAACGTGAACCAACTGAGCGCATCAAACCCGATTACGGTCAATGCGTCCGGTGCGGTAACTGCGATTAACATGGCTTCAACAGCCTTTGTTTTTTATGAAGTGCAATACCGGGACGATAGCGGGGTTTTCACTAGCACCTTGACTCAAGACCCGGTTACGCAATCGGTAAGCTACGAACAAACCTTAACGGGAATAATCAATTGCCGCGACCAAAGTTTGCGCAACTTTATTGAAAGTGCCGCAAAAAATGCGTGTGGTTTGGCCGTTGTTCACGTAGAAAATTCGGGGAATTACTGGATTTGGGGCGTTGAAAGGGTAGGTGGGAAGATTCGCCCATGCCGATTAACTACCTCAGAGGGGTCGTCTGGTACAGTATTCAGCGATCCCAACAACGAGACGCTTACCTTTACATGTACGACGAACAACAAGGAACGTGTGCTGAATAACGGTGCTGCCGTTATGGCTACAAGGGTATAAATAGTTTAGGTGTCTAGGTTGGCGGGGGTCGCTTAGGCCCCCGCCTTAACTATTTTCTATGCAAAACAATTCAGCAAATGCCAATCGGCGGGTTAAGAAACAATACCTAGCATCTTCCGCTATCCGTATCAGCACAAACGATACCTTGCTTATACAAGAGGATATCTACAACGAGCCGAACAGGCAAAAGCTGGATGATTCGGGCGAAAATTGGGTACGCTTCTTCACCCAAAACAATACCTTTCAGAAGAATCTTTTTGCAATCGCGAATAATTCCCCTACCCTGCGGCGCATCATCGAGGACAAAACAAGTATGATTGCGGGTGACGGGTTTATTCCGGTTTTAGGCAAATCGAATAGCATCATTTCGACCAGCAAAAAAGCAGTGCCAGTAACCAACGAAACGCAGTTAGCCGATATTGAAACGGCGGTTGAGAAAGTAAACTTGCACGGGCAAAACATGCAGGACGTACTTACGATGCTTGCGAAGGATTATGAAATGTTTGGTAATTGCTTTGCAGAAATCGTGAAGGCGAAGATAGGCGCTGAGCAAGTTTGTTACCTCTACCATGTACCTGTTCACTTCTTCGCCATTAAGCGCACGGAGCAAGATCGGATTGTACGGGCGTATGGGGTGTATGACTACTGGGAAGATATTCCGCTAAATTTCAACGATGCGCAGGCAAGTACGTATGCTAAACGGGGCTTTCGGGAAATAGCCGCCTTTCCTGAATTCTCTAAGCACGACGATGGTACACAGCGCAGTATTATTCACCTCGCACAGTATGCACCAGGTTACGCCTATTTTGGGCTACCTGAATGGATTGCAGCGCGAATTTGGGCGCAAATTGAATATAGAACGCAACGCCTTAATGATTCCAAGTTTGAAAACGGGTTCATGCCATCAGGAATTATGCAGATTTTCGGTAGCATGACCAATAATGAGGCGAAGGATCTGATAGAGGCGATTGAAGATAAATTCACCGGCACGGGCAATAACCACAAACTATTTGCCCAGGTGCTACGCGACCCGAACTACAAACTAAACTGGGTGCCGCTGACCAAAGAGCAGGAGGGCGAATTTATGAACCTTTGCAACGTAGCAGCGGAAAACATTGTAGTTGCTTCCCGCTGGTCTAAGGTGCTAACAGGCATCAGTACAGCGGGTGTATTAGGCAGCAACCAGCAGCTAAGGCTGGAGCTTGAATACGCGCAAAATACAGTGATTAAGCCCAAGCAGAACATGTTTTGTTCACGGGTAATTAATCCGTTCTTAGCAATCTTGGCAGAATCAAACAGCGCTTTCAAAGATGTGCAATTCAGCATTGTTAACTCCATGCCTGTATCGTTCTTTGGCGATATCGACGTTGAAGCAAACCTTACACAGGATGAAAAACGAGAGATTGTAGGCTATTCACCACTCCAAAACCAGCCACAAAATGAGCTTAATAACGGCCTCTGAGGTAGTAACAGGTGGTTTAGCGCGCCCAAACCCGGCCGATATACGTTTGGATAAGTCGCTAGTATCGCCACATTTGGATGATGCTGAATACCGTTGGGTGGTCGATTGGCTAGGAAAGGACTTTTACACAGTGCTGGAAGCTGAAAAGGGAACATCGAGCGCGTTCTCTACGCCACAATACCAAACCCTTTGGAACTTGCACCTCAAAGCCTTGTGTGGTTTTGCGGTAATGTATGAGGCAGCGCCTTACATATCTATGCAAGCGGGTACGAACGGCATCTACTACATGGAAAACGAGCATGGGGAGAATGTTAAGGCAAGCGGGTTCACCATGTACCAGGATAGCCTGAAACAGCGGATTGAGGTTAAGCAAAAGCGGATGAAAGATTGGTTGTGTGCAAGTGCTGCAAATATACCCTACTTCCAACCGAGCGCAATAGGATGTCCTGAAACTGATTGCGGATGTGATGATACTCCGATATTCGCCACAACTGGAATTGTGATAACCGAACCAGTACGGAAGAAACCATACAACGATTTTCACTATTCCAAAGAATATTATTACCGATGAAACATTTCCTATTTGTTTTCCTGTTGCTGCCTGTTCTTTTGTTCGCTCAGTACCCTAACAGCCCAAACAAATCCCGATTAGGCTATCAAACAACGGGCGATGGGTTGATCTGGCGGGGGGTAGCTGCCGATACATCGTTTAAGCCAATCGGGCTAAACATGCCCTATTTCCAGCTCGACACGGTGAACGGGATCTTGCGACGATACATAAAAACGAAAGGCAAATGGCAAACAGTAGGCGGTGGAACAAGTGGCCTAACTCTTCCGGTCGACTCCATTACATTCAATTCCAGGCTAACCGAACCATCAACACGCGAATTGAAATTTAGCACCGATAACGAAACCTTGGTATTTGGCGCGGGGGGTACAATTATCGAGATA